ATTAGGAGTAGCCATTGTTGGCTATGTGTTATTTAGCAAACATAAAGAGTTTGTGAAAGATAAAATTAAGAATTGGTTGTAAATATGCCCAAAGGATTATACGCAAACATACACGCTAAAAGAAAAAGGATCGCTAGTGGATCTGGTGAGAAAATGAGAAAGCCAGGATCTAAAGGTGCACCCACAGCAAAAGCATTTAAACAAGCAGCCAAAACTGCAAAGAAAAAACCAAGGAGAAAATAATGCCATATCACAGCAAACCAAAGAAAAAATCTAAAGGCAAAAAGAAAGGTAAATAATATGCCATTCTCAAAGTATTCAGAAAAACAAAAGAAGTTAGCTAGAGTTGCACCCCCACGCACAAAAATTACTAAAGCAGACTTTGACGCTTTTAAAAAAAGCAAAAGCAAAAAGAGAAAGTGAAAAAGATAAAAGCACCTAAAGGCTATCACTTTATGAAGGATGGCAAGTCTTACAAACTTATGAAACATAGCGGTAAGTTTGTTCCACACAAAGGTGCATCACAAACAGCAGAGTTTGAAGTAATTAAAAAACACAAATGAAAACAGCATCTGCCAAGGCTAAAGGCAGAAAACTCCAACAATGGGTGGTTGATAAGCTAATAGAAATACTAGGCTTTGACAAAGAAGATTTAGAATCACGCCCTATGGGATCGTCTGGCGAAGATATCATTATGGGCGTTCAATCCCGCAAACAATTCCCCTATTCAATAGAATGTAAAAACCAACAAGCAGTTAATGTTTGGAAAGCATACGAACAGTCATGTAGCAACTGTAAAGATTATGAACCTTTGGTTATAATAAAACGAAATAATACTAAGCCTTTGGCATTAGTAGATGCGGAGTATTTTATTAAGTTACATGAGCAACGAGATCAAGTTTAAAAGTTTTGAAGAATTTAAAAAGTTTTTAGAAAAGAAAGATTTAGAAATAAAAAACAAAGCAGCACAAAAGGAAAAGAAAAATGAAATTCGCAAAGATTAAAAATCTAGTAGCATCATTAGCACCAACCATAGGAACTGCATTAGGTGGCCCAGTAGGCGGTATAGCTGCAAATGTTATTTCTGAAGTATTAGGCGTAGAGCCAACTCCTGCAAAGATTGAGCAAGCTATCAATAGCGCAACACCAGAACAATTAGTAGAACTCAAGAAAGCAGAAAAAGAATTTGAAATCCAAATGAAAGAATTGGATGTGGATGTGTTTGCTTTAGAAGTGCAAGATAAACAAGATGCTAGATCTAAGTTTAATAAAGACTGGACTGCTAGGATCATGGGTATTGCTACGCTTGGTGGCTTTCTTGGATATATCTTTTTAGTAACTTTACAGCCACCAGAGCAAAACTCTGAAGCATTAATTAACCTTGTGCTTGGTTATTTGGGCGGATTGGCTAGTGCTGTCATATCTTTTTACTTTGGTGCATCCAATACGAGTAACGATAAATGAGCTGGAAAAACTTTAAGCTAGAAGAATTTGCTTGCAAACATTGTGGTAAAAACGAGATAAATCATAAATTAATTGATAAACTACAGTTATTGCGTGATGACTTGGGATTTCCCCTAGTTATATCATCTGGCTACAGATGTCCTGAACATCCAATCGAAGCAAAGAAAAGCAAGCCAGGAACACACGCAGAGGGTATTGCAGTAGATATTGCTGTGAGCCACGAAAAAGCATTAGAGGTGTTATACAAAGGTATAGCACATGGTTTTAAAGGCATTGGAGTTAATCAAAAAGGAAATGGACGATTTATACATTTGGATATCGGAGAAATGGAAGATGGTCGTCCAAGGCCTCATCTCTGGAGCTACTGATTGGTATTGATATGGAAGATGCAGTTATATTTTGGAATGTAATAATCAGTTTGGTTTTTGCACCAATTTTCTTCATGCTTAAATCACACCACTCAGAACAACAAAGACTTGGAATATTAATTAATAAAACTAGAGAAGAAATAGCAAAAGACTATGTAACCAAAAGTAGCTTTAACATTGAGTTTGAAAGAATATTTGATAAACTTGATAAATTAGATGCTAAAATAGATAAATTAATAACGGATTAAATTATGGCGATACCAGCAGACGAATTAAAAAACGAAGATTTTGATTTCGGATTTACTGAAAACGATTTAGATGCAGTAAGACGAGAGATATACGGAAGGCTTCCAGTTTATGGCTCATACAGATCAATGTATGGAGGCTACACACCTGGAGGTTATGACCCTGGTACTGGAACTTATGAGCCATACAGTCCCTATTACAATCCTGATCTTATCAACGGTGTTGCAACTGGACAGTCTTATGCACAATCTATTGCTGGTGGAATACCAATGAGCCAAATGATAGCACCTGGCGTTGGGTACTCTTTAGAGCAACCTGGCGGTTATGGAGCATCTTATTACACTTCAGCTCCACAATTCCCAACACCTGGTGGTGAATTTACTGAATATCAAGGCGGAATGATGCCTGGTGAATCAGTAGAGCCTTTACCACAATTAGTTGCAGCTGATCCTAACGAACAAATTTCACAGGCATTGGGTAGGATTAGTATGCCTGATTTTAGTGAGTTAAGATCATTGTTACCTGGTGGTACAGGTGAAGTAAAGAATCTTGCAGGTTCTATTCCGCAATCAAACATACAAGGTTTATTAGATATCTTAAAAGGACAATTTGGCGGTCAACAAAATTCTTCTGCTATGGGCGGACCATCTGCTGGTGGACCATCTAATCCATTTTATGATTTAACTGGTGGTAACTTACCTGATTACAGTCTTACTGGACCTTATGGACCAAGAGGCAAACCTCTTAATATAGTAGGCGGACCAAGTTTCGGTGGTAACGAATTTGGTTTTGCTGGAGGACCATCAATACCTCAACTCCCACTACCTCCAATGCCACCACAATTACCTCAAGGTGGAGATATGTTTGCTGGTGGACCATCTAATCCATTCTATGGAATTGGTGGCGGTGGTATGCCTGGATATAGCCCAAGAGGACCAGTAGCAGGTGGTGGTATATTTGGACCACAAATAGTTTAATTAATGATTACACACGAAGAAGCTGTCAAGGCTGAACAAGCTCAACAAATATTAAATTCTGAAATATTTAAAGAAGTCTTAGAAAATTTAAAACAGACTTATATTGATGCTTGGTTAAAAGATCAAGATATAGATAATGTGAATAGTAGAGAGCATTTACATAAGTCAGTCTTATTATTATCAGAAATAGAAAAACATCTAAGGATCATGGCTGAAAAGGGTAAACTTACCCAGTCCTATATAAACAAGATTCGCAACATAGCCTAACCCTTTCCTTTTTATAAACAATTCGTATAAAATACTATAAAAATACAATATAGGAGTATTTTATGGCAATAACGGAAAAACCGACTGCTTTACAAACTGATAATGAAAAAACTACTATCGCGTTTGAAAGTTTTTTAACTCCCCTAGAGGATACAGTTGAAGAAGTCGATATAAACGAAGTAGAAGAAATCATCGAAGAAGATGAGTTAGCTGAAGAAGTTGAACTTGAAGAAGAAGATACTGGAGCAGATGACGAATTTGAAGACGATGATGAATTTGATGATGAAGAACAAAACGAGGTTGAGGATGTAGTAGAGCAACCCACTTCTTACAAAGTCAAGATTGACGGAGAAGAAGTTGAGGTCACGCTAGATGAACTCCAAAGCGGATATTCTCGTCAGCAAGATTACACGCGTAAAACTCAAGAGCTATCTCAACAACGAAAATTTATTGAGCAACAGCAACAAGAGTTAGCGCAAAGAGATGCAATCTATGCTCAGTTGCTACCAAGATTAGAGGCACAATTAAGTGCTGATTTAGCAAACGAGCCTGATTGGAACAAGTTGTACGAAGATGATCCAGTTGGTTATGTTCGTGAAAAGCAACTTTGGGATGAAAAGAAAGACAAGTTAAAAGCTACCCAAGCTGAACATCAAAGACTTCAACAAGAAGCCTTTGCTCAACAACAGCAACAGTTAGCCCAACTTGTCCAATATGGACAACAAAAACTTGTTGAGATTATTCCAGAATGGAAAAATCAAGAAATCGCCCAAAAAGAAAAGTTAGCTATTCGTGAATATGCGATCAACGCTCTTGGCTATACGCCACAAGAAACAGATCAAATCTACGACTATAGAGCTTTGCTTGGTTTGCGTAATGCTTGGTTGAATGACAAAACTGTTCAGGCAACTAAGAAAAAGCCAACCGAAAAAGCACCAGCTCGTGTTGCTAGACCAGGCGCAGTTACTAAAGTAAAATCGGTAGCACCAGCAAAGAGAGCAAAACAAAGATTGGCTAAAACTGGGAAAACCTCAGATGCAGCTAAAGTCTTTGAACAAATGTTAAAGTAATTTTTATATAGGAGTAAACTCATGGCAAAAGTAACTAACGCTTTTGATACTTACACCGCTACTGCTGACAGGGAAGATTTAAGTAATATCATTTACAACATCTCCCCAATGCAAACTCCCTTTATGTCCTCAATCGGCAAAAGGAATGTTAAAAATGTGGTGTTTGATTGGCAAACCGAATCTTTACCTACACCTAGCGCATCTGGCGAACTTGAAGGTTTTGAACTTTCAAGAGCAGCAGCTACCGCTACTGTAAGGCAAAGTAATGTATGTATGATCTCAAAAAGAGATGCAACAGTAACAGGCTCACAAGAGTCTTCAGACCCAGCAGGTAAGAGATCAGAAATGGCTCACCAACTTGCTATTATGTCTAAAGCTCTTAAAAGAGATATGGAAGAAGCTCTTTCTCAGAACGGAGCTAAAACAACTGGTGACGCTTCAACTGCAAGGGTAACTGGCGGTTTCGAATCTTGGATCACTTCAAACGATTCAAGAGGAACTGGTGGTGCTTCAACAGGTGGCGGAGCTGCTCCAACTGACGGAACACAAAGAGATCTAACTGAAGATCTTTTAAAAGATGTTCTACAACTCTGCTTCACTAATGGTGGCGAACCATCATTGGCTATTTGTGGACCACATAACAAACAAGTTATTTCTGGTTTCACAGGTAGATCTTCAGCAAGACAATTTGTTGATGCAGAAACTGTAGAGGCTTCAGTGTCTATCTATTCATCTGACTTTGGTGAACTCAAAATCGTTCCATCAAACAGATCAAGAGAAAGATCACTTCTCTTAGTTGATCCTGAATTTGCAAAAGTATCTTACCTAAGAGATTTCAAAACTATTGATATCTCAACAATAGGCGATGCTATGACCAAAATGATTGTGGTTGAGTATGGATTAGAAGTATCCAACGAAGCTGCTCATGGTGTTGTTGCAGACCTTAATGTATCTTAATTGATCGGGATGAGGTGGGGCTAGATTAATTTCTACCCCACCTTTTTTTATGGATAAAATAAATATCCTCAAATCTTACAAAGCTCACCTACAAGGTGAATTATCTAAGCTATCTTTAGATTTAGAAATTTACTTAGATAATCCAACCTCGATACCAGAACACACAAACTTTACTGAATACTTAGATAAAATTATTAGTCAAATAGCCGAAGTCAATGATAAAATTAAAGTTGTTGAATTTTTAGAAAAGCAATATGGCTAGAAAAACATTAATAGATCATAAGACTGGTTATACACACGAATTTGCCACAGAAGATGATAAACTTGTGTATCACACCAAACAGGATGTTCAGCCAGTCATAGAGCATTGTAAAAGCATTGCAGAAAATGTTAAGCCAGGCAAAGACTTTAGACATGTTGCTGAAGTTCCTTTAGTGGTTTATCAAAGAGCTTGCCGAGAAGGTTGGGCTAACGATATGAAAGCATGGAAGAAATGGCTAAACAATTCAGATAATAAAGTATTTAGAACATGGCAAGGTAAACTATGACATACAGCGAATTAAAAACAAACATAGCGAATTATCTAAACAGATCAGATTTAACATCTGAAATAGATATATTTATTGACAATACCGAAGCCGAATTAAACAGAAGATTACGCGTTGCAGATCAAATCAAAAGAGCAACTGCTACAGCAGATGGTCAATATCTATCATTACCAACTGATTGGTTAGAAGCTATTAATGTAGAAATTACATCTAATGACTTTAGACCGCTAATGCAAATGTCTATTGAATCATTGGATGTATATAGAAAAGCTAATAATAATGTTACTGGTCAACCTATTTATTACGCATTAGTTGATAATACTATGGAACTTGCACCTACCCCAGATGCTGAATATACATTACAATTAACATACTTTAGTAAGATAACTGCTTTAAGCGATTCTAATACATCTAATTTTGTATCTACAAGTTACCCAGATGTTTATTTATACGGATCACTTAAACACGCATCTGTCTTTCTTATGGAAGATGAAAGAGTACCTCTTTTTAACGCACAATTTGAAAAGGCTTTAGAAGAACTCAGATTGCAACAAGAAAGAGCAGAATTTGGCAAAGGATCTTTAATACCTAGAAGAAGAACCTATGGCAAAGCAAGAAAAAATATTTATTATTGGAATAATAATTAGGAGAAATAAATGGCTGGATTTAGCGATTATTTAGAAGACAAAGTATTAGATCATGTTTTTGGTGGAGTTTCTTATACTGCACCTGCAACTTTGTATGTAGCTTTATACACTGTAGCACCAGATGATACTGGTGGCGGTACTGAAGTTTCAGGTGGAGCTTATGCAAGACAAACTGCTGCTTTTACAGTATCTGGTACATCACCAACCACAGCAACTAACTCAGCAGCTATTGAATATCCAACTGCTACTGCTAACTACGGAACTGTAGTTGCAGTCGGTGTTTTAGATGCTTTAAGTGCTGGTAACTTACTTGCATACGCAGACTTAGATACTTCAAAAGTAGTAAGCACAGGAGATGTATTCAGATTTGATGCTGGTGATTTAGACATCACATTAGCTTAATACAATGGCCTCTGTAGGCTACGGATTATATACATACGGGAAGTCCAACTATGGAACTCCCGTATATCATTTTGGCGTAGCCACATCATCTCAAACATCTGGTTTTACAGCAGATTCATCTGTAAAAAGATTTGCTAGTGCTACTTCAGCACAAACTTCAGGATTTACCGCAGCATCTACTGTTATAAAAACAGGGTCAGCAACATCTGCTACAACATCTGGTTTTAGTGCAGTAGGCCATAGAATAAATCTTGCATCATCTACTATTTCAGCAATATCTGATTTTTCAGCTATAGGAAGGCAAATAGATCGCGGATCAGCTACTATAGCTCAAACATCCGATATGTCTGCAATCGGCAGACAAATAGATAGAGGTACAGCAACCATAGCGCAGACATCAAGCATGACTGCGGTTGGTACTCAAATAGACCTAGGATCAGCTACTATCGCAGAAACTAGCGGAATGTCCGCAGTTGGCACACAAGTAGATCTAGGATCAGCAACTTGTGCTGAAACCTCTGGAATGAGTGCTATTGGCAGACAGATAGATAGAGGATCTGCTACATGCGCTCAAACCTCTAGCATGACAGCAGTTGGTAAATTTACAGTAAGTGCTAATGCTACATTAGCTGAAACTTCTGGATTTACAGCGATTGGTAGAAAAGATCATGGCGGTTTCGCTACCATCTCGCAAAGTAGTAGTTTTTCTGCTATTGGTGGTTTAAAATGGACAGAGGAAACAGTAGCAGCCGAAACATGGACAGATGCGACTGTTTCAACTGCTTGGACAGAATTAAGCAATCCAAGTAGCTCATGGAGTGAACAAAGCAATCCAAGCACTACATGGGCAGATTCATCTGATCCATCAACAACTTGGACAGATCAAAATGCAGCTTAAAGGATAGATATTTATGGCAGATACATTTACCGCAAATTTAAACTTAACTAAACCAGAAGTAGGAGCATCTACCGATACCTGGGGAACTAAATTAAACAATGACTTAGATGACATTGATGCAATTTTTAGTACCTCTGGTACAGCAGTATCAATGGGAGCAGTCACTCTAGGTGGCGATCTTACAGTTGATACTAATGTTTTAAAGGTAGATACAACTAACGATAGAGTTGGTATTGGAGAAGCTTCTCCAGCAGCACCTTTACATATTACTTATAGCGGTACTGGCGATGGTATCAGAATAGAAAATGATGGGACTGATGCAAACGCAGCACCAGATTTAAACCTATTTAGAAACTCTGCATCTCCAGCAACCAATGATTTAATCGGTGAAGTTAAGTTTAGAGGAAAAGACTCAGGTGGCTCACAAGTTGAATATGCGAGAATACAAGGAAAAATATTAGATCCTACAGATACCTCTGAAGGCGGTGCTTTAGTTTTTCAAACCATACAAAGCGGTACAGAAACAGATACAGTTATTATCAATAATGAGGGACGAGTTGGAATAGGCACGCTAAATCCATCATCTCCTTTACATGTTGTTGGAGCGGGAACACCATTAAGAATAGAAAGAGAAGATTCAGCAGCAGTAGCATTTAGAATACAAAATAGTGTCGGATCAGGTGAATTACAACTTGGTGCATCTGAAAACTTGCTTTTAATAAATGAAACACAAGGATCGGATTTAATTTTCAGCACCACTCCAACAGCAGGAAGCTTAACGGAGCGTGTCAGGATTGATAGCACTGGCCAAGTTGGTATAGGTACATCATCACCAGATTCAAATTTACACATTTCTTCAGCAGGTGGAACAGAATTACACATCCAAGAGGAATCCGCAGGTGCTGCCGCAACAATGAAATTAACTACCACGCAAAGAGCTTGGGTGGTTGCCGCAGATGCAAGTCCAGATATTTTCTTTATTAATACAGATGCTGGTACTCAAGGCGATGGATTAGTAATTGATACCTCAAACAATGTTGGTATAGGTATAACATCTCCCTCAGATACTCTACAAGTTAATGGTGGCGTTACTTTTGGTGCTGATACAGTTATAGCAAATAGATCAAGAATTTATGAATCAAGCGGTTTAAATATATTTGGTGGTGAAAGCAATAATAGACCAGTAATTATTCATACTAATAACTCAGAACGCATGAGGATAGATAGCGATGGAGTATTATTAGTAAACACCACAAGCACAACAGGAGCATCCACAGGAACTAAACTTATTGTAGAAGGTGGCACAGGTACAGGTGCTGGAGCAGTCTATATTAGAGGCGATGGTGGAAATGGAGATAAACCACTTGTTGTTGCAGATACAGCAAATAACGAAGAATTTATTGTTTACGGAGATGGTGATGTTGCTAATACAAATAACTCTTACGGAGCAATATCAGATCAATCACTCAAAGAAAACATTGTTGATGCAACCGATAAATTAGCAGATCTAAACCAAGTACAGGTAAGAAACTTCAATCTTATTGGCAGCGATCACAAACAAATTGGTGTAGTTGCTCAAGAATTAGAATCTGTTTTCCCAGCATTGGTTAAAACAGACGATAGCGGAATCAAATCAGTTAAATATTCTGTATTTGTACCAATACTTATCAAAGCACTACAAGAAGCTGATAGTAAAATAGAAGCATTAGAAACAAGAATACAAGCATTAGAAAACGCATAAATGTATGGCATTACTTCCAATCACTCCCCCCGCAGGCATAGTCAAGAACGGAACTGATTATGCAAATAAAGGTCGTTGGGTTGACGGAGATTTAGTCCGTTTTGAAAATGGCTACCTAAAGCCTATAGGTGGTTGGACAAAATTAAGAAATGCAGCATTAGACGGAGCAGTTATTGGCCTATATTCTTATATGGACAATGTTGGCACGCCTGTTCTTGCGGTAGGCACTACTCAAAAAGTCTATGTTCTTTATGAGAATACTTGGACCGATATAACTCCCACAGGATTTGTAAACGATGAAACTAATAATCCACTTGGTTATGGCGCTTATCATTGGGGCGTTGAAGATTATGGCGATGAAAGAAGTGAATCAGGATTACCTTTAGAGCAAGGGCATTTTACCTTTGATAACTGGGGAGAAATATTAGTATTTACTTTTTCAGATGATGGCAAGATATATCAATGGAATCCAGATTCAGGTCCAGGCGGAACTCCAGATACTATTGCAACCGCAGTAACTAATGCACCTATAGGTAACCAATCAGTTGTAGTAACTAACGAAAGACATTTAGTGGCTATCGGATCTAACGATGATCCTAGATTAGTTGCTTGGTCTGGTAGAGAAAGAAATACTGTTTGGACACCTACTGCTATTAATACTGCTGGTGATTTAATTATTCCAACAGGTGGTAGAGCTTTGTATGGAATTAAGTACAAATCAGATGTAATGATTTTTAGCGATACAGGTCTAAATAGAATGTATTACACAGGCGCACCATTTATCTATGGTATTGCAGATGCAGGACAAAATTGTGCAGCAGCTAGTAGAAGATCTGTAGTATCTACTGGTAACTTCTTAGCATGGATGGGAGATAACTGTTTTTATATTTACGATGGCGTAGTGCAAGAATTAGCTTGTGATGTACACGATTATGTTTTTGATAACTTAAATTTACAAGGAATCAAATCATGTTGGGGTGGCCATAACTCTGATTTCAATGAAATATGGTGGGGATTCCCAACAGGCGATCAACAGTATCTACCCAACAGATATGTTATTTGGAATTACAAACAAAATGCTTGGTCTATTGGTACATTAGAAAGAGGTGCATGGATTGATAAAGGTGCTTTCGATCATCCTATTGCTGGTACTTCAGATGGCTTTGTTTACGAACATGAAGTAGGAACTATTAGCCAATCACCAGGCGCAACAGGAAAAATACCATTTTGCGAATCTGGTCCATTAGAAATAGGTAATGGCGATAGATTAATGCAAGTTAATCAAATTATTCCAGATGAAGAAGCAAATACTTTGCCAGGAGTAACCCTTAGTTTCAAAGGTAAATTTACACCATTGGGTGCAGTTACAGATTTTGGTGACTTTACTTTTGAAAGTGATGGCTATACCGATGCAAGGTTTTGTGCAAGACAATTAACTTTAAGAGTAGAAGGCTCTAAAACACAAGATTTCCAAGTTGGTAGTATTCGTATAGATGCTAAACCAAGGGGTAAAAGATGAGTATAGAATTATCTGCTCAAAGGCAATATATACAAAGAGCTATCAATATAAAGTATTCATTTTCTACAACTACTCAAGAAACTTTATATACAGCACCAAATGGTGGAAGCGATTTTAATTTTTCAATAATTATGGGTATATTTGCTTGCGATCATGGTAATCAGCAAACAAACCTTGATATATCTATAGTAGATACAGACACTACTGAATTTTTTCTTTTTAAGAATCACAACATACCTGCTTATGGAACAGAAGAATTAATTATAAATTCTGGAATAATTTTACAAGATGGCGAAACTATAAAAGCACAAGTAAATCACTCCAATATAGATATATTTATTAATATAGTTGAATATGCAAGAGGCGACTAATAAAGTAACAGAAATACAGGCCAAAGATCCTTGGGAAGTTGAATGGGATCGTTGTAAGCATTGGATTGAAAAGTCTTTAGAATATCAAGATTTCTATACAATAGAGGATATAAAAGATAAAATAAAGGTAGGAATGTTTCATTTATGGCCTGGTAAAAGGTCAGCTCTGATAACAGAATTGGTAATATTCCCACAAGGCAGAGCATTAAACTTGCTTTTTTGTGGTGGAGATTACTCAGAGTTAGAAGAAATGTTGCCATCGTTAGAAATGTTTGCAAAAGAATTAAAATGCAAACGCTTATATGGTGGCGGAAGAAAAGGATGGTTAAGAAAAATTAAACATCTTGGCTTCGAAGAAGAATACATGGTTAGAAAAGAATTATGAGCAAAGGCAAATCAACACAATCAACATCAATAGAGTTACCAGAATGGCAAAAACAACAGATGCAGGAGCTTTTTCAAGCAGCCAAAGGCATGGCTGGTGTTCCATTTGTACCATACACAGGCCCTAGAGTAGCTGGTTTTTCACCAGATCAATTAGCTGCATTTGGCGGTGCTAGACAATTATATGGCGGAGCTATGAGTTATGATCCTAGGTCAGCCTTATATGGTTTAGCAGGAGCTAGCGCACCGCAATACGGACAAGCAGATGCCTATGGTGGAGCTACTGTAGGTCCAGTAAAAGATCCTAGATTTAGAGGCATTACTGGTGCTGATATTGCACAATATCAAGATCCATATGAAAAACAGGTAGTTAAGTACGCACTTGGTGATATAAGACGAGAGCAAAGAAAGGCTCAAGAGCGTGCGGGCGCACAGGCGATTGGCGCGGGCGCATTTGGTGGTTCAAGATCTGCAATCATAGAAGCCGAAGCTCAAAAACCTTATGTTAGAGAAGCAGCTAGAACAGCAGCAGAACTTAGATCTAAAGGCTATAGTCAAGCATTAGATACCGCTATGGCTGAAGCCCAAAGAAGGCAACAAATGCAACAATTCAGAGGAACACAAGCTCAACAAAGAGCATTGGCTGAAGCTGGTTATAGTCAACAAGCAGGTATGGCTGATTATCAAACAAGAGCGCAAATGGCACTTGGACAGCCAGGGTTAGAAATGCAACAAAGACAATTAGCTGCTGGCTTATACGGAGATCTTTTAGGCGAGCAATATAGAGCGCAAGGACTATTATCTGGAATGGGCGCACAACAACAAGCATTACAACAAAGAGGACTGGATGCTTCTTACGCAGAATTTATGCGAGCATTAGGTTATGGACCACAACAACTTGGTTTATTGGGACTTGGTATGGGTACACCTTTAACCACTCAAAGCCAAACAAGCAGTAGGCAGATGGGCTTGGGAGATATTTTAGGTGGAATAGGTGGTCTGTTTGGTTCAGCCTGGAGTGGTGGATTTAATCCATTTGGATTATTAAGCTAGGTAAGTAATATGAATTATCAAGATTATAATTTAAACCCAATGGGATTATTAAATATTCAACAACCAAATATTTCTATTGATCCTATGCAAGTACAACAAGAAAGACAAAAAGTAG